GTTTGGTGAGGACCCGTCGGTTCGCCCGAACCTCCTATCACACTCGTACTGCCACTAAACATTGCGTCCCATCCAGTACTAAAGCTCACTCTTCTCCATTTAATAAACGCCATAATTTATAACTCTCTTACGAAGACAAATTCACTTTATACCCTGCCGATATCATACTCAAAGTCGTCGTCGGTGTTGACACCGTAATTGGTAATGACCCAGTAGCACTCCCGATCCTACTTCCGCTTGTCATCGTCACAATTATACCGTGGAAAATCCAAATGAAATAAAAATCCTCATAGACGTGCCCGTACCGCTTGTCCTAACAATTTTCCAACTACACAAATCTCCAATGGACACAGGAATTTGTGTAGTAGAATCGGTTATACTCTGCGGTGTAATTCCTCCTATTCCTGTGAGATTGAAAGTCAAGGCTGTGTCCACACCGTTTTTTCTTAAAACGAGAGATGCCGTGCTTCCGCTTGCAAACTGACTCCATGCTACAAAAAAATTCTTAAATTTCCCAGTAACTGGCCACGGTGTTTGAGCCTGTGTTTCATTAAAAGCCGGAAAACCTCCCATATCGAAAAAAACAGGAGTAGAAGATAACGAATTAATCAGCAGAGTTGTTTGTGGTGAATCTGTATTACCAATTGCATAGTAACTTATGAGTCTATTCTGTGTACCTTCGAAAGCCGTTGTTACATGCATAAAACCTGAGGGGGACCCACTTATCCACGTAGTTATATAATTTGTCTGCGAAGCCGGTATAACAGCATTAACTGGTGTAAAACTCGCTGTAGTATTTAATCCGGATATCGTAATTGGGGGAGTCAAAGACGCGTTGTTATCATATTTAAGTCTATAAAAAGCAGCATTGCCTGCGCCTGGCGGTGTAGGCGCAACCGCAACAGTAGTTACGACTTTAATTTCGTCTAGGAGTATATTAGTTGCGGTAGGGGTCGTCTGTTCGCCCGAACCTCCTACCCCAACTGCACTCGAACTAAACATCGCGCTCCATCCAGTAGTAAAGACCAGTCTTTTCCATTTAATAAACGCCATAATTTATAACTCTCTTACGAAGACAAATTCACTTTATACCCTGCCGATATCATACTCAAAGTCGTCGTCGGTGTTGACACTGTAATTTGAACACACAGAGTATCTCCCGCATGAATTGGCAATGACCCAGTAGCACTCCCGATCTTACTTCCGCTTGTCATCGTCACAACAATTTCATTTCGCGCTACGCCATTTACAAAGAACTTCGCCGTTAAAGAAGCCGCACTTAAATTTCCCTGCAATACTATGAATAACGATGTTAACGTAATGTCAATAGGAATAATAGCAGTTGCAATACCAGGAGTCGAACTCAAACCACCCAAGCTGTCTTGCGCGATTGCCCAATACGAAGTACCAGCTAGAGAAAATCCTCCATTGGTATTAGGAGTAAACAATGCGGCACTGCCCACCGCAGATACTTCGGTTGTCAATGTCCCTCCCAAAGAGATTGCTCCCGTCAAAGCTTTTTGTTGCTGGGTCGGTTCTTCAAAGACTTGGAGACCACATCCCCCGAAGGGAAGCTTTCCAAAGGGCTCAAATCCGAACCCACAATTGGATACAAACGGGCTGTCGACAATTCCGGCAACGGAGCGGACCCGATAATCATCGACATCAAAGTCTCCATATGCCGTAACACGGAATCGGACTAAATCACCCAATAGGAATTTATCGCCCATATTAAACGGCACAAACGGTCCAAAATTCATATTAGCGTCTGTCGTTGCAAATTCCCATTGCTCATTAACGGGAGACACAAACTCGACCCGCAACGATTTGTATGTCAGTGTATACGTTGCACTATCGTCAAATGCACCAAGGAATACCTCGACGGTTGTTTCATCGACAAACTGCCAAAATTCATCGCCGACCTCTTGGGTTTGACCAGCTACGGTCTTTTCAAGAGTAGCCAATGCTTGATCCATAATCGCTGGGACAGTCAGCTTTGCGATACGGTTTTCATCCAGCGTCAAAACTTTTTGTACATCTTCCTTGATTTCTTCGACATTGCGGACTTTATAACTATATGGCAACAATACATACGCCGTTTCTGGCTCAGGAACGGAAATCGGCGGCGTAGTATACTGATATTTGAGGAAATACTCAAACTCGTATGTCGCTGTTGGATCAACTTCTGCGGGATTTAACACAATCGTATTTTCATTCTGGAATTGCCATCCGGATGCGCTTCGAGGAATCGGCATGCCGTTCTTGACAAGGAGAGTGTCTTGATCTGTTTTTGCAGTAAAATCCAGATGCGCTGAGAATCCAACACCGCTAAATACGACAACTTGAGCATACCGTCCCCGTTCTACAGGCTTCAGATACGAGAAGCGGTCTGGAACACGGGGGACGACAACGAAATTTGTCGAGATTCCACTACTATTCGCGAAATCTCCGCTCGTCCCAAAAAAGAAGAATCGAGCAGAACGATCAGATTCAATTTTTTGTCCAACGGGTTTAATCGTCTGTGGATAACTACTATCCCGATCTACTCCGCCCGGGAAAAATGAATAATCAATAACCAAATCACTTGGAGATGGATCAGGGATAGTACTCGTCCCCGTTCGGGCTAATTGTCCCGTATCGTATCGAATAATATAATCGACATTCCGCGTAAATGGTTGCGGATCAACTCCGCCGGTTAACTGACTGGTAATCGGTGATAACGTTACGACGGAAGAATGCGCCGTAAAGATCAAATTGTTACCAGCAACGCCGGGAGTGATCGCTCGGACTGTGACAATCCCCAGCTCCGTGTTAATTTCCGCTTCATGGGTCAATGAATTGGATAAGACTTGATCAACAAAATTCTGGAAAGTGTCGTCGGCGGTCAATCCAATTACGACTTGAATATTATTTGCCCCGATTACAAAATTGTTGTCAAACTCGTATACATCATCCCCAAGCCGGATAATATCTCCATCAGCAGGATTTCCGGTATACGTAATAGTCCCAAACGCTTGGACGCCACGCCGCGAGACCGATTCTGAATTTTCAAAAATATTCTTGTTTTGTAAATCTGTAAATTGCGTACCAATGAGAACCACCGGTTCGTCATTAACTTCCTCGACAATTCCTACAAGTCCCGCCTCGATAACCGTAAACGAATCGGGATTCGCAATAGTCAATCGGTGCAACCCATATTCTCGCTGTTTGTTACGCGGAATGGTATGACTGAATAGATGCAGCGATTTGTCCGTCTCGTTAATTAAATAGGGTTCACTGGCCACGACGTGAATACCACTCGTTACTCCAGAGAACGTCATGCGTGCCTCAATCTCTTGAAACTTCTGACCCGGATCGGAGGCAAAGACTTCTACGACTGCGGGACTTTCTGTAATTTTGAGCGGAGTCCCCGTATTGAGAATTCCCGAATCGAATCGTAAAGACGCATACCCCAAAATTCCGCTAACCGTGAGTCCACTGACCGCAATACCTGAAGGATGAAAAGCGCGAGTCCAAAACCGTAAATGCCAATCCGTGCCAAAGAATTTGTTCGCTTGAGGAACCGCCCGGGCAATTAATGAGACGACCCCACTTCCGCCTGAGACGACTTCCCATGCTGGACGCCGAGTACTAATGTCATTACAAACGCCCTCACCATCAGCAAATCCTAAAATGGGATTCGCACTCCCAAAACCAATAACCAGACAACTATTGACTCCAGAGTACAATGTCTTGAGACCCAATCGACCATGAGGGAACACACCAGATACTACTTCACAAAATGCGGTAATACCGCTTAATCGGGCATTCAAATACGCAGCGACTTCACCACACGTCGGATTGTCCGGATCAACAAATCCGCCAGCGATAGCTCCGTCTAAATGCCCAGAAGCTAATACTTTCACTTCCGGAACAACAGTGACTTGATTTGGGTCTGCTCCAGTTCCGACACGGCCGATTACGGAATACCCCGTCCCCGGAGTAAAAACATCACTTGATGGTCCAAGAATACTAAAGACCGCCAAGACCAATTCTCCGCTCGTAGACAGTGTAGAGGTCGGCCCGACAGTCAGACTCGTCCCTACGCCCGTATTTGTTGCCGTCTGATCGGCCATACAAACTGAAGCATTAAGGACACTAATCGCTACCCCATTAAATTGTTGCCCATTATTGACGGAAACAATAATCGTGTCCGTTCCCGCCGTTAAATTACTTCCGAGAACACGTGAAAAGACATATACCCGACCGTTGCCTCCTGAAGTCACTGACGCATCGAGATTGTACGTCCCTCCTTGAGTATCAACGCAGGTCGGGGGTGTCGGATCTTGAGTCGTCGAGGCAGTACCAACACAGACGATAACTTTATTCCCCGTAAAAACTGTTGATGTAATTCCAACCGTCGCTGTCTGAATTCCCGAAATTGTTTGGAATGTTCCAGCAACTGCAACTGTCGGCGGTGTAGCCGCCGTTTCGTATGTCACTAATGCGGCCGCATAATTTCGACTGATACTATTGGTTCCTGTCGCTGTCTGCGCTGAGGTGTCGCCATTGTTCGGAAGAATCGTCAATACAGAAGATTCTTTTCGAAAAGGTGTCGTATTTCCTGCGACGCCTGGAGTATTCGCCGTGACGGTAATCGTGTTAGACGTAACATCTAGAGTCGTTGTTGCCTCGCCGACGGAATTCACCAGCGCCATTAACCCCGAATACGTAAACCCAACACCAGAAGGATTTATGGGAACAAGCATCGTCCCACCACAAATCCCTGAATCATTACTATCGAATTCATATCCAACTGAACCAATAACCAACACATCTCCATCAGCAGGTTGACCACTATACGTAATCAATCCACCAGCGTTCAGTGCAGTTCCGCCAGACAAAAATCCGGGATTCCCCGTAATCAACGTAAAAGCAGGAGGAGAAGCTGCATTTCCTGAAAAGATAATCTGGTTCCCGGAAAGACCTTCCTGTGCTTGAATAAGGATTTGGTTGGTGTCCGTATTAATTGTTGCACTCACTAATGAGGATTCAATATTGATCGTTTGAGTTAATTGAATATACGGCTGATCAATCGTGTCTTGCGGGGGCGGATTATTCGGATCCAAGTCTTGAATATGAATCGGGATTGCACCTGACTGAACAGCCGGCAAACTCCCACCAGACAAAAATCCCCCAGAAGGATTTAGCGTAATCGCAGCCGAATTTGCTTGGAATGATATGGTATCGCCTATTGGACCAATAATTTTTGCTCTAAATGTAATCGTGTTAGCGGTTGTATCGAGTACCGCAGTAACCATCGAACCCAAAAATGCAACGACGTTTGACTGTAATATCGAGAAAGTCTCATCGGCTGTAGCACCGATAACAGACTGAATATGTCCAGGAGCGACCGCACAATTCAAATCAAATTCAAAAACAACTCCACCGAGAGTAAAAGTGTCCCCATCGGCAGGTTGTCCGCTGTACGTTAGTACGCCGGAAGAACGAGAACCAATGTCAAATTCAAAAACTTGATTGCCAATATGGACAAAGTCACCATCTTGAGGATATCCGGTGTAGGATATAATACCAGAAGCGCTCTGCGTTTCGTTCTTAAAAACGACTTTTTGCATGCGACTATCATTGGCGACGTGGAATTCAAGAAGCGTTTTATTGGTGCATTCCCACACCAAATCATCTATGGTGGCTAAAGCGCCCGGACCGGCCGGATCAGGAGAAACCGTGATCAATAATTGTACGAATTTTGTAGTCGGCGGAGGTGTTGCTTTTAAACTAAAAGACGAATAATCTTGCGATGGAGCAGGCAACAGAATACCGGTATCGTCTGATCCCAACAAAGTTTGATTTTGGTCGAAATATTGAAATGTATACTTAAATTGCGCTGAGACAGCCGGAGAAATAGCGGCGCCAACTGTTGTCGGTGCCTCAGACAATGAATGAAAAATCGTATAAGCCGCGCCATTCAACGGTCTCTGATAAACAAAATACCGACTATTATTGACTGGTGTAGGAGATCCACCCCAATCCACACCGATTACGGTGTGATCTACAAACAAAATATCACGAACAATCTGCCGATGAACCCCATTAATAATCGTATCAACTCGGATTTTGTCCCGTACAAAGAACAGCCCAGGATTGAGAGAAGGGGCGGTTTGAACACCAGCGGCGACAAAGTCTTTTGTTGGATCTATCAGTCCTTTTGATGTGTATGTTACTGGAACAAGAGACGCACCGCCAGAAACATAAACATCCTTCGGAGTTCCATTAGGTCCTTTCCGCCAAAGATCAATAGCTAGTACGCTGACAAAAACGCCTTTAATTACGCCGTCAAATAAATGAACCCCATCGTCAATATGCACCACCATTCCGACTTTAACACCCAGATCAACGAAATTAACACTCAAATCTGTGAGGGCTACTGTGACTTTATCTGGGTTCGAAATTATCGGATCCTCTCCTACTTGTTTATCAACATAACCAAAAACGGCGTTTGATGTCTGCCAAGTAAAAAGTGTTGGAGGATTTGGCGGACTAATATAGACCGGTCCTTCATTCGTCGCCTGATGAAACCCGGTCAATTGTAATACACATCCACTGTTTGGTATTGATTTTTTTTCTGTTTTTATAGTATTGACTACGTCAACAGAGGTCGTGCCGACCAAGGTTCGTCTCGTGCGGACAGCCAACGAAGTATGTCCACTGTGAGATTTACTCGTCGTAATAAAGAAATCGGGTCCGTCGGTAGTGTCCCATTCCGTAAACCCGTTATTAAAACTTCCATTCCCTAACAGCTTCGTCCCGATCAAGCCAGGATACGGAGAGTCTTTTGTGGCTTTTACAACAGCGCTGCCTGTTCCAAAAATAGCCGCATCAATGCTCCTCGGCAGCGACAGAGACCCTGTTGGAGCCTCAATACGCCAATCAAACGGTTGTGATCCCTGTAATCCAGGCGGTGGCGGAGCATTTTGTCGAGTAAAATTATCCAACCCAAACAGCGTATCCGCAGTCGATGCGATTTCGATACGAACCGATCCACCAGCATCTGATCGTAACGTTTCAATACAAAACCGCTTTCCAAATAAACTCGCCACAGCACCAATTAATTGCGAGTTAATAACGTCAATGACTTCCTGTTCAGTAACCGCATCACCAATTGGTAATGTAATCGTTTGCGGCGTACCACCATCGACCGTGACAATTAAGGTATTCGTATCTTGGGTAATAGTATACGGTCCATCGACAGTAGCACAAACAAAACCGTCTCCACGCTTAAAAAAGCGATTCGGAAGATACTGAAAGCCCAACAACCACCGAGAGAGTGATCTTACATCTCGAATAACGGGAGGGATCATTGTCGTCGCGGCGACGACTTGCGAAATACCCTCACCAGTCCCCCCGAGCATCAAGAATGCTTGAATCGTTTCTTGCAAATGTTCGCGGAAAACTTCCAACTGCCAAGCCGGATCAATTTTTCCCCCAGTCAGCACCGCATACCGATCACTCAAATCGCTGATCGCGGCTGTGCTCAAATATATCGCAGCTAATGCAGCCTGGCGTTGATCTTCGATTTGTTCAAAGATTTCGCCGATCGCTTCTTCCCAAACTGCGATATTGGAGCCAAAAAAGAAATCTGTAAAATCCGCCATGTCTATTTTGTGCTTAATTCAATTTTATGATCCAATAATTTGTAGATCGTAAGTAAATTGGATTTGTGTGCCCTGGGAAACAAGAATAGGAGCGAATTTGCTCCGATCAAATAACACTCCGCCCGTCGCAGCAGAAAATAATCCGTGCTCGGTAATTGCGAATGTCCCATTGTATGTGTGCGCTGCAACAGACCGGTAATTTCCGGGTCCGGTACTGGTTTGAGTCCCAACTGCCCGAGTTTCTACTTCGGATCCAAGAGAGATATCCGTTCCGGCTTCTGCCGCCGTACCGGTTCCGCTAGCATGATATTTGAAATTTTGCAATGTCGTCGCAGACCCGCCTTGCAATACTGAAACAATTTGCGCAATTGCCCCTTGAGTTACAACGGCCTTTGATACAACCCCAAGATCTGTCCACTCATTCTCTCCAGGATAACGAACACGAATTGACAATTGTCCCACGACTTTAAGCGGAATTTCCTGAATTCTGTTGCGGCGGCGGTAGTCAAGAATTCGTTTTTTTACAAATTTTTCCATTAGAAAGTTTCCTCTGTCTGAATTTCAATATTATTATCCCCCGAACGCGATACGACAGGAAATTCAATAGTATCACCAGGGTTCAATCGGGGAAAAGAAGAAGTATTCAATGCGTCGATTCCGTTTTGGAGGAGACGAACGATTACGGGAAATCCTTCAATATTTTTGAAAAGATAAGTATATGGTTTATTTGAGGTCGGAACTACCCACTTACCGCCCCCCACATAAAAATTATGGTCCACAATTGCCTCATCCAGCTTTTTAAAAAAATGTTTGTTGTCACGAAAAATCTCTGCCGGATTATTACGCGTTACAGTATATACTAATGTTTGTGTTTTTGTTTGATTAAAATCTTGATTTAGACGATTGTCAATAGCTTTAAATTTCAAAACTGTTGTTGTGGAAATTTTTATCGTAACAGGAGCATCCTGTTTAAATGTCCCCAATGCTCCATCTTGTGGAATACTTCCATCGAGCGTATACAAAATAAACGCGGGGACATTCGTATCAAGTACGACCTCATCGCCCGCTTCAAACGACGGCGATGGAAGTGGAGATGCCACAACTTTTACTGGCAAAAATAGACTTCGAACTTTCATCATGTCGACAAGTGAAGTGTAATATTGGTGTCACTAACGTGTGCAAATTCATTTTTCGCGATTACGACAATGTCTGAACCTTGTTCCGTTGCCCGCGACAAACGATCAAAAGGAAGAATAACGAAATCCACGCCCGGAACACTGCGGATAACAAGATCGAGATCGGACGGAATAATATTTTCTCCAAGACCACGTGTATTAACAAATGACGTAATAGCTGATAGAATCTTATCCGAAATGGTATCAATCGAAGCGTCGGGCAATATTTTAATTGTAGCCTCAATAGCGATTTCAACTTGCGTTGCTCGACGGAACAACACATCAGCCAAGACCGTGTTCTCTAAAGTATCCATACTTGTTTGAAGATCAGAAATGACTTTATCCGCCACATATTCGATTGTAATTTGTTCTCCAATTGCCGGAAGACCGGATGCCGAACGGTTCCACCGAATCAAATCTCTCGCTCTCGCCGATCCCCCCAAGGCCGTGTCGGGAACGACGAAGAAATGCACATTTTCCGTAAGTGGACCGACCACTGTCCCAGTAATACTCGCTACGGGACCAGGAAAAATAATTGGTTCAACATCAAAAGAAATATCTAACCCATCGAATACTTCACTTTGTTGAATTACGGCAGGTTCTTCACCCAAAATATACACATCGACCGCGCCAGAGAGATTTTCAGCCCTTTTCATCAGTGGATCGCCAGCCATCACTACAAGAGCATCGACCACCCGATCATCATTGAGCGCAAACCGTCGTACACCATTCGCTGTTCCACGTTCTGTGCCCAATAAGGCGAGGCGAATTCGTCTCGCATACTCCAAATTCGTTTCGGCATCTTTCCCCCCTACGGTAGCCGACTTATTAACAACTGAAGAAATACCCGGGATTTGGCGCTGTATTTGTGTAATCGTCCCTGCGGCCACACGACCGGCATCCCCAGGAGTAATCGCCCGAATTGGTGCTTCAATTTCAAATACTCCGGCTGTCGGATTAAAGAACGCGTTCGCCGATGCGGCGAACAACGTCACCGTCCGTGTCGTAACAAATGTTTGCACAGACTTAATCCCAACAACAGATGATGTAGAAACAGGAATTCCTTGAGGGATAACGATGTCCGATGTTGGTTTACTCGACGTGAAGAAGAATACCGAACCTGTCGCTCGCACGGGACCTTTCCGCTTAATCCCTAGTGATTCACCCAAAAGGTCTAATTCTTCAGTCGTCATAAGTTCAGCGTTTTTCAAAAACTGAATATCAAAAACACGCTGAATTTGAGTGTAAATATCCCGAGCCACAAGCGACACAGGATCAATAACGATATCTTTTACCGGACCAAACCCTGTTTCAATTGAGCGATCACGATTCTTAATCGCATTCGCTAAATCCTGAATAAGGTCTGCTCTACTTTTAACCGTAATCGCCATGTTTACTCCTATACTAGGATCGTACCCGAATCGGACACTTTTTGTCCGCTGACCGTCTCGACCATGAAGTAATAGCGGAATGATGTCGGATCAAGCGGAACGACCGTCACCGAAATAATTCTTCGAATCTGTTCATCCGACGGTACCCGCTCGTCTTGTTGCAAGTTCATAAGCGTAGTCAGCGCATCGAAAATTGATGCTTGTATTTCGTTGGCTGCAAAATCAACAGGAAGACTTTGCCCTAAGATACGATTCAACGCCGAACCAAATTTTGGGAGCGTGCGATCCCCAATAGGGGCATTTTGTGGCACATTCTCGACCAATATAGACTCACGGATATCTTGTTTTGTTTTCTCAATTCCGAACACAACATCATATTGACCTGGTGATGTCCGAACCAAATCTCCTATATCATTAATTGTCAATGTATAATTCCGAATCGAAGGACCAACAGTTGGAACCTCGTTTCTTGCTGTCAATTCTAACACGTCATAAAATTCAATGACAATACTGGTGGTAAACGTCGTCGGAGGACTCAGATTTCGAGCAAAAAACTTTAGCGTGGTTGGTCCATTAATTGGTAATTGTGTAATTGGAGATCGACGGATTTTGGTGGAGGGATTTGTATCCGACGGGACTGATCCATCTGTCGTATACAAAATTTCGAAAGGTGGACCAACAACAGGGGAAACCCCATCATCAAATGCAGTAATATCAATCCGCAGAAATTCAATAAATTGGCCACCTCGTGGTGATGCTTTCACTTGCAACATATTATTTGATAAAATCCGTCGTCTTTTTTACGACGTTTCCTACAAAATCACTTAACTTATTGGCAGCACCGGGTTGATTGGACTTTTCTAATATCGTTAATTGTATAATGGTACACAAATCTCTTAAAGCGGATATAGCATCTTCGGCTTCGTTCTTTGCTGTTTGAATTAAACCATCTCGTGTCGAGATCTGTCTCGCTATATATGTAGCATCCGCAAGCGCAGTTGCCGTAATATTCCCGGCATCGACTGCCCCTTGAAAGACATCGGCGATAGGACCGCAGTTTGGGCTTAAAGACCGCGCAATACTCAATAGAGGACTTGACGCGATTTGATCATCTAAAAACGTACTTGCTGTTTTTACGATTTTTTCCATATTTGATAATTGGGCATTTAAAGATCCGGTAACAGCCAGAGCCTTACTCAGCTCTTTATCCAATATATCTATTTTTGAATTTATAAAATCGCAAACCGCTGATAATTCAGCGACCGCGAATTTTCCCAGAACTTCAAATAAACACTGATCGAATTTAAATGCCATAATTATGGACCTAAAATTACTGTTTGAGCGTTCCCAGATCCCGGAGAAATGACATCCCCACAACTTGCCGGGTCCACATTCACACGAACCGCCTTTTTTCCTTCAACAATAATTGTTTGATTAGGATTCGCTTTTGCTGTCGGCGCAACATGTGGTCCGGTGTTTGGAGGATGAGACGGAAGAGGATCACCATCCAAGATCCAAGCCTGCCCGTATGATTTTGTTTTTATAGCAGACGCACTTGAAATCGGAACTCCTACAATTGTATCCCCGTTAACTGCCACTGGCGCTCCCATATATGTCCTCCTAATTAATCAGAACCTGTGTTCCCACTATTGTTACAACTCCTCCACCCGTTATTGTTACTGCTCCCCCACCCGATATTGTCACATTCCCGCTGGCCGAAACAGAGATCGTCGTCGCATTCTCTGATAATGATGTCGCTGCTTGAATCGTAATTGTTCCGTCCGATTGCTGCGTAATACTCACTCCGGCGCGATCTCTTATCATAGTTTCTGCCGTTCGAGTAATGTTCAATCCATTATCTTTCACGTCCGTCCCAGCGATGCGCCGAATTTTTCCTCCCGCGACGTGTTTAATATCTTTTTTTGCGGTCTGCGTAATATTGTCAGCTACCATTGATACGCCTTTTCCGAGTAATTGAATTGCTTTCTTTGCGTATATCGTCCATCCACCCCCATTCGCATTGAGACGACCACCATCTTCACTCTCCGAAGATATCGTTACACCCCCCTCCTCATCAATATCATGAGCATAGACTTGTTTCCCATCTTTATTAATAAGTAGCCGATGCCGTAAGGATTTTCCGACTGGACCAATCCCGCTTAATTTTCCTCCATCTCCCCCAATAGGCCCAATACCAGTTATTATGCCCGCTAAATCGCTTGCTGTAGATATAATATCGTCTAAACTGCCACCAATTCCATTAATTACCGTGTTAATAGCCGTCGAAATTGCATCAATCTGACTATTTACAAAACTAACAACTTGATCGGCGATTTGTCCTAGGCTTTTTACAAACTGATCTTTGAGAGCACCGATATCACCTTTAAAAAAACTTGTCGCCACATCGCCGACGTTTGGAAGTTGAAGTTGCGTCGTCGTTCCATTTCCACTAGTCCCGCTCAACTCAACTACGCCGTCCGTATTCACAACTTCCCCGAGCGACTCTTGCACAAGCAAGTTTCCCTGCTCGTCAAATAACCGTACATCAAATTCCCGTATTGGCGTAGGACCATTGTTCGGTTGTCCAGAACCTGCGGTCGGAAGTTCGCGTGCTGAAACCCCAGGAAACAGCCGGTACGCATGTCCAAACCGTAACCAACTCTGACCATCAGTAACTTTAAAAGCGGTTTGACTATGTTCAATTAAGCCTTCTATCCCAAAAATATGAATACGACCAGACAAACCCATTAACAGGACATCTCCCATATTGTTAAATCGGAGATATCCCCCTCCGGAAGAACGAATATCTATCTCCCCGGGTCGCAACGCTTGTCCCATTTCTGGACCATCCCCACCAGCCCGATTTTTTTCGTTTTTTTCAAAACCCTCGGTTCTAGCGGAATATGCCCACGGATGCCAACCTAAAATGGCCGCAGAATCATCAGGACGAATTCCGACTAAAACCACATCATTAACTTGGGGGATAAAACGAATCCATGCATCTCGACTCATTGCGACAACCGGCATCGGAACACCGTCACGAAATCCAAAGTGGTCGCAAAACTGAATAGACACCTTACCCGCTTTTTCATCCACAGCGGTAATTAAGGCGAACATTATTCGGTCGTAATTTCCTTTGGCCAAATACGGATCTGAAATCATTATGCTTTCATCCTCGATATAATTTGGTTCAATTGTTCGACCAGTTTTTGTCGCTTTGTTTCATTCAATGTAAGCGGTTGTCCTAATTGATCAGCAATCTTTTCTAGTTGCTGCTTGTCGGTCGTCGATAGAATTTCTTTTCCTGTTACTGCTTCTTCGCGTAATATTTCTGACAATAAATCACGAGCCATATTACTCGAAGGATCTCGGACGTTGTTCTCCGCCGGACCGCCCAAAGAATGAATTACTGGGCGCGCACCGAATTGGGAGTCCCCAGACGTGTTTGTATTTCGTACCCAGGACCATCCAAAATCGCCGGAAATTTTCGTCCATGTCGCATTTTTGACATCAAAATGCCGAATATAGCGTAATTCATATACTGTTTGGGCAAGAGCCCCCCACACAATTTGGTGATGAATCGCAACACAATACCCAATAATATTTCGATATTTAAAGAAATACGGTCGTCCAATCGGCGCTCTGAAATTTGGTAGAGTCTCAAGACCCTCAAGACGAAAAGCATCGGAGTTCGAAAGTTCCTGAGCCATAGCAGCCAATGCTTTTAACGACGAATTTAAATAATCTCGTGAATATTTAAATGGACGCCTTTCGATTTTTTGACGTACACCGAATCGTGCTGCTAATTCGGGATTAAATTCTACACCAATAGCTACGGGCGGAAGACCCTCGGGGTTGATATCGGCAATTGGCGACCCTTCAATAATCGTCAACGTAGTAATATTCCGATCATCCTCCGTCATAGAAAACTTCGAAAACTCATTCTGGATCTGGAGAATGTTTCTCCACGGTTTTGCGTGTAATTGAGGAATCATGTCATATTGAGGAAATTCGAGGACAATATCGCCCTTCGGCGTCGCGTACCACACACTATCTTGTTTCGTAACAAACTCGTTGATTACGTCTAGACGTGAGCGAAAATCGGAATAGTACGTAATCTGCATAGCCCAGTCATACGGCCACCGGAAACTCGCGCTGGGATCCGTTGACTCGCTCGTGAATGCGGTTTTCGCCGGGAGAATAACCCAAAACGTATTAGGCTCTGGTGCGATACTGGGCTCTGCACCTAGAGACCAATCAGCACCATATCTATCTACTTGCTCTTCTGTAAGAATCGGATATATTCTATCCAGCGCCTCGCTGACTTTTCGTTCGATCGCTCCCCCACCAGCCGACCCGTCGATAATCACTAGCTCTTTATTGTTTGGATTAAATCCGAGCAATCCTGTGACTAATTGCATGCCGGGTTCAGTCTGGTTATTCAAGAAATTTGATGGTCGATGACCGGTGTCGCCAAAGAGCAAAAAGTCCATAATACCTTGCGGACCAGAACCGTCTGGATTCGTATTGACTAACCGCATTCCAGCCTGAATCGCCGCGTTGCCGGTCGCAAGGGTTGCATCACCCGAAATCCGCTTGAAGAATGCGGCAGCGTCTTGCCCAACGAACAGCTCATTCGTCACGTTAATGTTAAAAACGTTCGGACTTGTCGTAGTCCGCATATACCGCAACAAACGACGAATATCTTCACAGAATAAATGTAATTTGGATTGATTCGTCTCTGAATCAAAATCTTCAGTAACAGCCGAAACATATCCCGTAAAGGCAAAGTACCACTCCTCTTGGCTTCCCGCCGTTTGCGATTTATTCGCAATACTCCACGGATTTTTAAAGAACACACGAACAGGATCGCCCATCTGGATCATCGGCGACCCCGGCAGAAACGGGAAATTTCGATCGTTTTTGAAACGATTCAACACGGCTTGACCAGCTTGACCTAATGATTGATTCTTACCAAGAGAAGCTCGGAAATTTGCGATCTTTTTTTTCGCGAATTTTACGGGAGTAATTTTTCGACGAGTTTGGGTACTCGTCCCTATGGCGCCTTTCTTAAATAACGGTCCATCATTGTCTCCTAATGACAATTCATCGGGAATAAAATCATACCGCATTAAGCTTAATGCGGTAGGCACAATCCATTTCAAATTATCATTCACAATATGAATTTCCGCTGTCCCAACATTATCATTCATTTGCTGACTGACTTGGACCGCATACACATCATCAGTAATTTCGATGCCCCAGACAAATACACGATAGTCGGGCGCGCCAATAAAAACCTGACTTTCTTTTTGTGGCGTATCAACTGGATACGATACGCGATCAGTCAGGCTATCTCCGATGGTCCCTGTCTTATCTGCCATTAGCTAGCATTTGTCACGATTTGTTCGGCTTGAGCAAACAGTGTCTCTAGATCCGGAATAGTGTTATGAACAATAAGACCCAAACTCCATTCAACGAGGAACGGGTTTCTTGCCGAATGACGCCACTCAACCGGAGCCGTGAAATGCCCCACGAATGTAACAGGAGTGGGTAATGCTGGTGTTTGTAATCGAATATAATGATTGTTAATCCCGTTCTCAGTGACAAACGGCTCTCGGGTGATCCGCCACAACCGTAGCCAATCCCGTTGCTTCGGCGTAATCGGGTTTTGTCCGGCGGCAGCAGTTGTGTTAGCAGTCGGAATAAACAACGATTCAATATTTGCAACTTCCGTACTCAGTACTTCGCGAACAGTGCGTGGCGTCTGGCGTTCGAACGCCAATGACCGCGTAATTCCCCGCATACGAATTTCGAGCAGGTCAAGATGATTGGACGAACGATCTTTCCGCCAAAAGAAAAACGCGCGACCATCTTTAATAATCTGTTCGGAAATGCGGGATCGCTGAACAAATTCGATGTCTTGAGGAGCGACTTTCAGACGTATCCCAACTACTTTCGGATCGACCGATTCGGTTGCAACTCCACCAATCGTCCGTAACGCCTCGTCTGTGAAAATCTCGACACCTTGACCTTTATCTTTTGGAATATTATTGAATAATGCATCAGCAAGCGCCGGAATTGGAAATGTCGGCATAATCCCCCTCCATCAAATAAACTACGCAGCGCGTGTCCATCCGCACATAGTACACATAAATCCACCGTTCACACGGTTATTTTCGTCCAAGTTACGACACCGTGGACATTCGAGGTCCATTGTGCCTGTTCCTTGTGCAAGATGCTTGTTAAGCGGGAGTCGATAACGACGCCATCCGATAATAGACAAAACCCCAAGCACAACCGATTGGACTATGTGATTTGTTACAATAAACCACACCAATCGCGGTGCTACTTCAGGATTATCAAGTAGAAAATCCAAAAGAAAAAAGCCGGTTCCGACCACAAACGTGAACAGACCCATGCTTACAACAATCACCGTCAACGTCCCAAGAAACTTTCCGACACGCACCATGTCCGCGCGCAATTGGGTTATATCCCCCCGCGCGACCTTATCATTTAGACTAAGACCAGCACAAGCTGTGTCAGAAGTCCGCAAAGCATTCTCAATGCTGTTCATCAAAGACCCCTTTCATATTTTTATACAATATTAGCACAATCGCGCTGTTTTGTCAAATTACTCTGTCGGTTCAACACCATAAATACCGCTCCTCGCCGCGTCCATTTTTTTCAATGTCCCCGTACTAAAAACATGGTTTGTTGTTTGAACACTCGTAGCAGGGCGAGAAGGACGAGCCCCAGGTTCTACCCCAACCGTCTGGTTAACGTTTGCAGCCATTGTAGAAACGGCGTTTGGTAATTCGTTCGCAACACGCGCTGCCCCAAAAAACGGAGTAGAAAAGAGTCCCGCAGCCATCGTCCCCGCCGAGACGAGATCACCAGGTCCTGGCGACGTTGGTCCGGGCAAGCCCTTAAGCGCCGAGAAAACACTCATGGTTGTACGTCCCCAATTCTGCCAATACCCGTGCGCCCACAACCGTACATCCATCAGTGTGTTAGCGATTCTATCCATAGTGGACAACATAGCGCGACCTTGCTTGTCCGCCGCCTCCAGCATGTCTTTTTGTAATCCCGCCTCTTCTAGCCGCTTTTTAACGTGAGGATCTCTTTGGGCTTCGCGCATATAATCTTTCAAAATTCTTGTCATCGCGCCCGGGTCCGTTGGGCTGACCCCACGGAGTTTGGCACGCTCGGTCAATTCATGCATTAAACGTTCGATGGCGGCTGCCTGCGTAGGGAGAATCCCCATTGTTTTTTCCACCGCAGCAAAAGCTGCTATTTGTTGTTCGGGTCCATAACTTTCAAAAAATTGATGAAGACCCATGAATTTTGTCAGCGCCATCCGCGCGGCAAAGCCACGACGACCTCGTGTCAAAGCCTGTTGCTCTTGCAGCATCAACAGTCGAGGATCTTTGAACTGCGGCAATGCTCGTTCTTGCAATTGCTTTAGGAGGTTACGTCCGCCGGCTGTTTGTGACAACAACAAACGTTCGATTTGACTCCGTCGGAAAATTTCGGCCGTTCCCATACGTGTTACATCTGGAAGAACGCCTTGAAATATACCCGCGCCAATAGGTCCCATTTGTCCCGGACGGAACATGGGTCCGCCCGGACCTGTGGCCATCGTTTTTACTAATGCTTCAGCAATAGTATTCATATCACGTAGCGATGCACCACTATTTTTTCCCCCCGCGGTAATTTGCCCCAACACATCAATCAATGTTTGACCGGAAGACAACGTCCTTGCAATACTTGAATTCGTCTGCCAACTCACCGCCAAGAATTCAAGTTGAGCCGACCGCATATCCAAAACCATTCGGCGTGCGTTTTTAAGACTTTCACCATAATGCGTGACCGTATCTATTTGCAAAGCCGCTACGGTTTGCGGTTTCAAATTCATAATCCGCTCTGTCGCCAATGCAAATTGCGCTTCACGTTCGCTCCCCTCAGCAAAACCGACGCCAACTTTAGACAATTGATCAAGTAACGCAGCAACTTGTTCCTGCGTGGCGCCCGTCGCCCGTGAAATATCGCGCACGGCGAGCATATATCGAGCACCAATATCATCGAAATCGACATCCAAACGGTGTCCGGCAGTCACAATCGGTGCAACCCGGGCACCAATCATGCGGAACCCTTCGTACTGGAACATCAGTTCTTTCATGACGAGGCCGCCGATCATGCCGGCAATAGGTGCCCAAACGCCGCCGACCCCGAGCAACCGCATCAAACCTCTGCCCGCGAAAGACCCCAAGTCTTCGCCGACTTTCCCAAGACCAGGAGAGATTTGCCCAAGCGTCGTCGGAATCCCACGTTGGAACGATTGCTGAACAGTTTTTGCCAGACTCTGCGCGAATTCTAACGATTTACCCCGAGACGTTTCAAAAAACTGAGTCATCGTGCGTTCCATCTTGGAACTCATCTTGGACAAATGTTTCTCAAATTCATCGGCCGCTTTCCGCGTCCCCTCGATCATCGCGCGGGTGTTTTCTTCGACTTGGCGTCGGCTTTCCTCAAACAGACGTTCGATGTCTTGTGGTGACGACTCTGGAGTTAGCGGTCGTCCATATGGATCATATAGTACCGGCATTTACCCAATTCTCCCCGGGAGATTTGCAATGACTCTCCGCACATAATCAACAGTACTTAATCCAGTCGCCAAATCTCGTGACCGCAAAGCCCGTGCAAGGGGTTTTCCACTATGCCAAACAGAAGCAACATCTTCTACGGTCTTATATTGTCTCATGAGTTTTGCCAATTGATAGTCAACAATCTGTTCCTGCAAAGCAGGATTATCATAAAACTCTTTCGGAGTAATTGCATATCCCAGCGCTTCTTTAGACCATTCTGGGATATTGGCTGGCATCACTTGATATCGTCCAAGAGCGCGTTGCCCGAAGTATCGTGACGAAGGATCAGTAATTGCCGGTCCAATCGCATGATATCCCCCACGACCTCCGCTCTCTACGGCTGCTAACGCTTCTTTAATACCAAAGAGCGCACTCTCGTCCACAAACGTCGTTGTTTGTTCGATGCCGCGTGAAGTAGATTTGGAATACGAAAAAACGGGAGTAGAACGCGATGAGGAAGTACTGGGTTTGACTGGTGCTTCGGCGGGAGGAGCCTCTCGAATCGTCGGCACATCGGGACGAGTGGGCGGAAGTGGGACTGCTTCCGGTCGCGTTGCTGCGGCAGCTTCCCGTGGAGCAAGTAATCGAATTGCTTGATCAAACAATATTGATCCCTTCGTCGCCAGATCATCAAAGAATTTTCCATTCGTCAGTTCAGCTAACCCCTCAGCGACAGAAGCCAATTTTTCTTGCACAGCGAGCATCGCTTTATCCTTTGTCGATAAAGCCCCGGCTGTTAACTGGGCGGCCTGCCGCATAACTTCTTCAGGATTTTTTCCAGCATATTCCGTGCCTCGCGTCGCTTCTTTGTATGCGGCACTCTGTCCAATTGCCATAAATGCTTCTTGTGGCTTCATCCCTCTTTCGAGGTTTTTGCGAAATTCATCAGCCATCGTCATTACGACATATCCAGCCATTCCTCCAAGTCCAAACGCTGCTTCCAACCTCAAGAGTGTCGCTGTTGATTGCTGTTCGACTGTTCCCGGAAAAGAAGCACGCATCGCTGAGATCCCTTCCAAAATTGACATGAAATACTGCGATGTCAGCGCCTGGTTCGTGGCCATTAACTGCGTCAATGGAATCGTAATTAAAGCAGGATCAAGCCTATTGATCTCCGCCAACCCTTGTGCCGCTGCGAGGATTTGTTGACCTCGCGGACTTCGACTCAAGATATCGGAAATCCAAATCCCTTGCGTAATATTTTGTCTCATACTCCCTGTTGTACTTGGAGCCATACGTTGCATGAATTCTCTTACCACACCTCCCATCATTCCCGGACGAAGTCCCATTTGCCCCATCGTATTTACCATGCCAAGGAGCATAGTATTCATTGCTTTTGCTTCGAGCGCCGTCCCTTTTACAGCGCTGGCAACATCCTGATACAATTGTGCGAGCATATTCGTGCTCGAAAGGGCAACAGCAAGAGAGCTGTGAGTACGGCGTGCCACGTTATGCCAATATTCAGTCGCTGAAGAAACACCTTGCAATATTTTCGCCACATCTTGCCATGACTCTCCATATTGGGTAATGATCGTTGCATCTAACGCCTCAACAAGTCCGGATTCCAAGTTTAGAACCTTTTCTGCGGCTAAAGCGTACCGTGTTGCCTTTTCTCCTGCTTGGTCAAACCGAATACCCAAACGCGACAATTCCGCGGCTAATCCGAAAATCTCTTCTTGCGAAGCCCCTGTTGCTCTTTGAATATCCGTCGAAATTCGTAGTGCTTGTGCTCCAGAACGTGTAAAATCAGTCCGCAACTCATGTCCGGCCGTGAGTACTAGCATTAACCGGGCCCCCAACATACGAATCCCTTCCCGCGCCTGAATTCCAGTCACAACTCCCCCACCTAAGAGTGTACCAAGTTGGCGACCCAGTTCCGGAGATTTCCCGAATTTCTGTGCTAGCCCTTTCCCTAATGCTGCCCCAATCGCTTTTCCCGCTTCAACGCCGAGTCTTCCAAAGCCGCCCTCGCCGACTATTTTGGTCATATCGCGCAAGACATTTTCAAACCCACCAACCACACTCCCCATCAATCGAAGGCTTAAAGATTGGAATCGCGTTAGGTTTTTTTCACTTGTTTCTTGATATTTTTTTGTTCCAGATTCAACGGTTTGAACATAGAGTTTTTGCATTGCGCTCAGAGATCGCAACGCAGATTCTGTATAGATCTGAAAAAGCTCTTGCTGCTTTCTCAGTGTCTCGGTAAAAATTTGTTGCTGTCGTTCCAGTTCTTCAGCTGTCATCGAACAATCTTAATTCGGCGCTTTTTTTGTGCTTCGGCTTTTTCTGCTATGGCATCAATTTTTTTCAAAATCCCAGACTCGTTTTGAGGTTGCTGGTCTGGATTGCTTTTTAAGCGCATTTTCTTCGCCTTTACCTTCTCTTCCGCTTGTGCAACAACACTATCAATTTCGGTCAGCAACCCCTCTTTTTCGAGCATTTCTGCTTGGCGTTCATAAATACTTTCATCAACGCTTGATTCTTCTACGCGAACATGTGTGTTCGCCAATTTTGAATATGCTTCGGGATTTAATACTGCCGAAAGCGGGATCGCGTGAACAGGATCATCCGCATTGACTGGCGATTCAGGCGATTCAGAGAACATAGATAAATCCGTCCCAACAAATCGAGCCCAACGACGCATTTCCCTCCGTTCCCGGCTAATTTGCATTTGGTGTGCCATAATCCACCGCGCTGTATTCATCTTTCCGAGCCGAGGATCGGTAGGAGGAATATTCCAATCCGCCAATACCCTTTGCTTCAGCGCGAGAAAAGGGTATTGGCTTAGGAGTTTTTTATGTCTTCCTCCGAAACGATCCGGGTCGGCAATTCAACTTCCTTTTGAAACAGATCGTACAATTCTTCCAAATATTCCCGAGGCAGCTTCGAGTACACTTTCGTGTGCAAATTATATGCGATTAGGTATTTTGAATTTGATGCAATAAATTCTCGTGCTGACAATGGAATCCCTTCGCCCACTTCGTCCAAACCCGGGATCTGTTCGACCGGAACTCCATCAATAGCGACTGTCGCAACCGCCAACGTGGGTGATCGTTGAGAAGACAACATGACCATTGGACCATTCATATTAATGAACTGGTCTCTCCAGGTATAATCTTCATCGAACAACGACCGAAACGTATATGTCTTTCCACGACACGTAACCGTTTTTGTGACTTTCCCCTTTTCGATCAGATCATACAGATCATCAAGGGGGTTAATTGCCGACTTCGGTATGCTCATAACACCTCCAAAAAATTAAAAATACACAAAACCCCGAAGGGTTTTGTCTTATTGTACTCTTGAAAAAGGAAAGGATATAGATAAAAAAAGGAAAGGAAACGACTTTTACTACAAATATCAATTACAGATTGAGAATATCGGTAACTTCGAGGGTTGCATCTGCTCGGATCACACGCTCTCCAGTCGCACTATACTCTCGACCAATAGAACTAAACCAACACCCTTGATAGATTGTTCCAATAATCAAACCGCTTGGAAGTTGCCAAATCTCCTGCACATCAAATGGGTTAGTATGATCGGCAAGATGAATCGCACTTGCCGGGAATCCAAATGCTTCGTGCATACGCTTTGTAAATAGATCATACCGAGCAACATCAATCTGAAGCTGAGTCACGTTCCCGGGAACAATATCAATACGCCGACCAGAAGTTAACGAATTCAATTCGTAAATCGGCGTCATATCCCGCTGTTGACGGGGTGCCCATCGTTGGATGATACCGATCGTTACACCTCGAAAACGGATCGAGATGATATGCTGACTAGCAACTCGTGTATTGGGAATAGCCATATTAAGCAATCCTCTTCATTCACTTATATTTAGGCACCTGATGGCACAGTCACACTGAACGTTCCAAACAGTCTCTTCGCAATAAACTTCACAAAAAAGAAAAATCGGAAATCATACGTTGTCGGGTCACTCTTGCGCTGTTGGACAATAATATCCGTAGCCAAGTCAATATTACGGATAGATCCATCGTTGTTTTGGAATGGCGCAATCGCTCCATCGGCAATTGCTGCGTTCAACTGTGTCGCAATTTGCGACTTAACTTCAAAGATGAATTGAGCCAAATCATCAGGCACAAGTCCCACGATTGTTGCATCGAGCTGATTCCGAACGCGCTTGACAATATTGTCTTTCTGCGCCATGACGTTGATTTCACGGAATTCCGCGCTCGACTGATCCGTAGTTACCGGATCAAATAGCAAGAAACGCCCGCCCTTCGTATCCACCAAGTTCACCCCATTCGAAGCCATAAAATCGCGATCGCCTTTATTCATAATCTCGACGGCGTCGAAGCCCACCAGCTCTTTGCGCAATAGTCCTTCAGCCGGGCTCAAGAAACTAGCCTGCAATGCAGCGACCGCCGTAGCAAGATAGGTACTATCCAACTTAAGTTGCTTTGCTGATCCGTCTGGGAACCGGAACGTCTTCTGCACAAACGACGGTCCCGTGAGCACAAACCGACCTCGACCCGGACTGTCGGCAGCAACCTGCAATTCCTGCGTGGCGACAAAGACGAACGTCCCAGCCGTCTCTCCATCTCCAGCAACAGTTCCAACGGGCATGCCGAACCAGCCCATGCGTTCCGCCTTATTAATCAAGCTCGACTGTTGGATTACATGGTCCCGCAATGCAGCACGAACCAATGGTTTCACTCCGCCCGCATTAAGCGTAGGATGCCCGAGTACAACAATATCTGTCAGATCGGGATTTAATTCGGCGCCTTTAATCGCGGTAATATAGTCAATATCTTGAGCTGCCTGTCCCGTTCCGGTATTCTGAACCTGAATATGATAGAGGAACGGTGGCTGCTGCTCAAAGGCGATTTGTCCTGCCAATGCAAGCGCATTCGTTGACGAAATCGGTCCGACTTTTGCAATAAACTGATCAAAACTGGTACTCAAAATGGGCGTATTGAAATCCGTCGCAGGACGGTTTGCATGATACGTAACAAAATACCTCGCTCCCTGAGCTGGATTCTTGCCAGCGCCTTGAGCAAATTGTCCACTCAAGAAACCAAGAATGGAATTCGAAGTCCCGGCGCCGACTTGAATTGTGGCACTATTTCCAACCGCCGTTGTTTTCAACACCACATGTCCACCTGAAGCGAATGCCGCCATGCCGGTAATATTGGTATTCAAAACCGTAACAACTTCTGTCGCCGTCGCAGCATTGGGATTTGCAAAGTCGCCATTTGAGAACGTAACGGACTGTTCGATGCCACCATTCAACGTTACTTTGAATGTCTGTCCTACTAATCCACTAAACGTTTGGGTCGTGGATCCCGTAATGGTCGGCGCAGTCGGACTCAGCCACGCAACCCCAGAACTCACCAAAACATAATCTGTCCCAGACACGAAATCGCTCGTACCCGGAAAGGATCCAACACGGACAATCGCTCCACATGGCGCATTCACATCAAACGCCAACTTGTCGACCGTTTGTGTCGCCGTCGTAGCTTGATAGGAGAACGTGTATGTCGCGGTCGGATCAAAAAACGCTGCCGCAACCTGAATGGTCGTCGCGTTTACAACAGAAAAAGCGTCGGCAACTTGCTGATCTCCATTTTTGAACAAAAACATGGAGCTTTTCTTGCCGTCGCTGGTTTTGGACAAAGTAAATTGCAGTGTGCTCGGATTGACGGTAACGGCTTCCTGATTAATATAGGCTCGAACAACACTTTCATCGGTCACGAGTTTGCACGGATCACCTTCGCCGATCAGCACGAGCTGCCGGGGGAGACCAATAAATGCTGGAATAGGCTGAACGACCTCTTCCTGAATATATACCCCAGGCGGAACATACCGTGATACGCGAATTGCCATTCAGAAATCCTCCTAAGTTACCGTCCTACCCCACCTCGTTAAAAAGGGTTCCCTTCCTCAAATACAACTGTTTCTCATTGTCTTTTCGTGCGTTTTTTCATTAAAGCGTTAAACTACCCAACTTTCGCGGGGTTAGTCAATAAATTACCAATTTCTTGAATAACGTCGGGATCATCAATAAATACAGCGCCCGGGTCCCCAGCCGTATCGGGATTTTCACGGAATCCGACACTTTCGCCGACCGAAGTTAAAAAGGCGTTTGTATTATCAAAAATCTCTAAGCGTTTTTGTAGAGCCCCATAATCACTCGATTCACAATGCGAAATATAGCCCCGCAAGCGAATTCTTGACCTTTGCGGGTCCACTTTCCACTCAAATTGTGCGGACAAATTCACCCCAATGGGAATATTAACGCGCGACCCTTCTCCTAAAACCGTTACTGGACCAGTAGACACACTCCCTTTAATAATGGCCAATCTTGCTGGAGACCCGGGTCGGACGAGCAGTTGATAACACTCACTTTCAAGCGGGTTTCTTCCCTGTTGCATGGCACAAATCACTAAAGCTGAATTTCCATTCGAAAATCGGAACTTCGTTCGCAATCTTCCAGAGACAATACCGGGGCTGTTTTTATTGACTAAAACTCCAGCCTCACTACCATCGGATAGACTCTCAAAAGCGACAAGACCATTCCCATTAATTTTACTTATTGATGTCATCAGTGTTGTGTCGATTTGTCGTACTATAGCGCTCGGATTTACTATGGTATCCCATTTTTGGGTATTAATTCCATTCACAAACCCGATACCACTATTAATTTCAAAATTATCGGAATTGGCAAATTGCCATTGACGAGGCTCATCAAGAGGCACAACATCAAATCGTGCGCGGAAATTTGCATCATCTTCGGGCTGTAAATTGGGGTTAAAGCATACGGAAACATCAAATGCTTCGCGATCGGCATAATCCAGGAACAAGATCGGGACGGTGATCCGATTAAAATAAATCATTTCGAATGCTTCGCCGTCAGGACGCGCCTGTTGCGTCTCGCCTTGAATCACCGCTTCAGATTTTAAAATTAATTGGTAATTATTCGGGACTCCGGAAAATGGATCAATATTCGTGTCGCCGAGAAAAGTGTACGCTGTTTCCTCTGCATATGTAGTAAAAAATGTATGCACAATATCGGTCAACTCGGAACGAATATTCGTATCCGTCGTGGAAATTTCAATAACCACCGTCATGTCGCCGCCGACAATTTCGCGAATCATCGGCTTTCCTGTAACGGGATCATGATATGTGTGAATCACTTGACGCCCAATCCCCATCTTTTTTTCCGTTCCAGGAGCGGACATAACGGCGACCGTCGGAATGCGCTGGTTCGCGTGCGGCATGGCTTGAATCACTTGCACAAACGATTCCGCCGACGTTTGCCCAGCCAAACCGAACTTTTCAATCAACGGTTGTTCTTTGAGAGCGTTCGTCGAAGCGCTCGCCAACAACAGCGAAAAATGCGCCCGTAACTGCTGAACAATGATATCCTTCGCTCGACCAGTCCACGCCGCGAATCCAGTTATTGTCGCCATCAGAAAATCGCATTCCCCGGTTCGTCGATTTGTAGAAGACGGATATTAAAACGTTGAGACAAAAATTTCCCTTGCGGCTCAACATACATCACATTCGTCGGCTTAAACCGTCCTGAAACCGGAAATTCCTCACTGGCCGGGTCTTCTTTTTGATACTGCCCCTGAATCAATTCAAAGACATCGTTTTCCTGCACGAAAATTTTGTCGCCTCCTGGAATTCCAAGTGATGGTGTGGTCCACCACGTAATCCCAGGAGTCCCAATACGAACGCCAAAACTTTCGAGAACACGCTGTTCAGGGAATGTTTTCTTGCTAATAAGCACGATGGGGTTTTTTTGCATTTGAAATCGAACACGTAAAATTTGAAAAAATGGGCTTGGATCAGTGGCTTTTGCCCGCGTCAGTGTCACACGGAATTGTACATTAAATGCCGGATTGTTAAAACACGAATTATCAGAAATATTTCTCCACGTAGTCCCCCCATCCGTTGTAAATTCGACCAAAATATTGTTCTGTGTCAACTGCCGTAATCCATCGAATCCATCCAAACGAAAACCAGCAAAAGCAAGATTATCAGTAATTTGAAATACAGGAGACACAATAACACCAGTAGTTGCCCCCTCAGCGATCACGGCATGATCAGGAAATTTTTTTAGAAACGTAATATTCGTCGAAGTTGGCGGATCAACGACAAGAGCGCCCATTCGTCCTTCTCGTCGGACTCCCCCAATTGACGCCGAATCTCCCGTGAAATAAATCGTCTGAAAACCAAAACGCTCATATCCTCCAGTGAACAATGCTCCGTAGCAACTAGGACACCGTTGGTTGACTTGACCGGTTTCTTCTTTAATACACGTACATCGAGCACCAAAATTTAGTTGCTGAAACAGATGGGCCTGAATAGCCCCTGTTTTGAGTAATTCGTCTTGGCGAAGGATCAACCGTTCCCACAAATCAGCTTCGCCGAGCCCCCAATCATTAATTACCTCGCTCATGGTCGTCCACACATCATTCGTTGGAGACACACGAGGAGATTGAACCGACTCGTTCGGGCTTAGTTGACCCATCAAACGCGTACCCATAATGAAAAATCCCCTAGAAAGTAGCTCTAGAGGATTTAACTATTTTTGGGGAATTGTAAAGAGAGAAATATGTTTTCTGCAAATCGGACCTAACGCAATCGTGTCGAGGCAATGCTCTGCCCATCATTTGACCATGCGCCACACTTCTGGCATTGGAATCGGTGGTATTTCCGGACTCGGGTCACGTGATATCCGCGTCGTTGGACCTTGTCGCTTCCACAAACGGGACATGCGATGAGTTTTCCTTCAAGAATACCCATTCCTGGATGATTCGTCATTAACGGTTTGATTCGATTATACACCTGTTCCAGCACCCGCACATCTTGCAGACAATGATCAACGACGTACTTCACACTGGGCTTATGCCCGGCGGCAGCGCGAATCCAAATAGGACCGGTTAATGGCGTTTTCTCTTCGAGTTCTAAGAATCCGGTCACAGACGCCAAACGATTACTATTCAAGCGCATCTTATATTTCGCAATACGCCATCCATCCACATGCGGAACGGGGGGCAAAATAGGAAGTTTGTGATACACCAAACGCGACTGAATATACGGAACATCGAATCGCGAACCGTACCACGTTATCCACATATCTGCCGCACTCAAGACTTCGCCGGCCGCTTTGACGATATAATAATCGTTGGTCGGATCTTTACGGAATGCGGGAAAATCCGTAATGCTAATGACATGGGTCTTGGGATCTCCTAGGTACTTGTACCCGAGACAAAGCATATACCCAAAATTCGCATTCAGGTTGGTACATTCAATATCCCACAAAATGATTCGTGGTTTCTTTCCAATTTGGATACGAGACTGTTCTGGTTTCACAAATACTCCTTTTGTCGAAGAATTAACCGTTCTTTTAAAAGTTGAGCAATATGATCGGCCGCATTTTCCAAAGCAGCGAAATCTCCTGATTCTGCTACAACTTCGAAATCGAACGGCACAGACTCTAATTCTGTCTCGGATGGATGATCCGATGGACGACTCGGATCAATATACAAACTCCCGTCCGGATTTAGCCGCTTTATTTTCACCGTAATACCACCATTGGATTTAATCCACGCACACTCATTAGCGTATCGCATGTCCGGAATAATCGCAACATGTGGGCGTTGGATACTCTCTTCATGTTCTTCAATTTTTAATTGGACAAGACGAATCCAAAAATCTAAGTCTTTTTCTCGACGGAATCGTTGACCTTCTCGTTGCAGTAAGACCGAATCTTTCGTGGTCATACCATAACAGACACGACAATACGCTTTTAAATCGTCAGCGAAGGAATAAATTCGGCTATCCCGAGGAAGACGGGCATGAACCATCATCGCGAACGTGTCTTTACCGTGACGAGCGCGATGTCCCAATCCGAGCAGGAGCGCTTGCATCTACGAACGTATAACTCCTTTAAGGAAGAAAAGCAACTAGGTCTCAAGTTCTCTCTGAATAATATTCAATGACGATGACAAATACGGAATCAAAAGATGTGAGGTCGGAACAAATGTTTCCTGAACATCTACAACATAATTTTTTGCTCCCAGAACTACACATTTTTCAACCGGAGCCATTACATCATGCGGACACGAAATCGTGATAAGACGAGAAGCGAATTGGGGAATAATTTCATACCGAAATTTATCATACACTTCAGGAGTAACATCCAACAATGTTCGAATTCCGTCCTCATATATAGGCCACGGCGAGCCATATAACGGTGCGCCAATGGCGAAAATTTTTTTCACCAACTGAGGAAACATCGCCGCTGCCCACACGGCTTGAATACCGCCAAGACTATGCCCAATAAGAAAAATCGGGGCATCAATATGTGCAAACGCTTTTTTGACTTCTGCTTCGTACACAGACAATGGCCAAATATTCAATCCCAATGGACCGGGATTTAATAATTCTACGGTCAATCCTCGCTTTTTAAGGAGATACATAAAAGGCGCATAATACCACTTAAGGCTCGCAAATCCACCAATTATGTATCCCACCATTACCCACCTCGTTCACGCAACGCCATATGGAACGCGTTGACTTCCCGGTCTGTTGTAAAAGTCCGCATAATCTTTTCGGAGCAACTGTGAACACAATACACATGATGACTCGCATCAATCTCATCCAGTCCTTGAGAGCGCAGCGACATACCACGCGGAAATGTCCGCCACGCCCCATCAGACAAAAGTTGCATGATAAACCAATCATCATCTTCTTTGCCACATAACACACACTTGCCTTTTTCAAAGACAATAGGTCGGTCTACGTCGAATATCATAGCGCATCATATCCATCCACGGAATCGGCTGGCAACTCCAGCCGGAAGTTTCGAAAATCCCAATGCAAACGTCGATCCCACAATCGTTCGTGCGTATAGATGCGGCTGAAAGTAATTCCATTTGTAGAGCTTCTTTTTTGAAACGTACCCTTGTAATAATGCTTGATACCATCCCATCAATTTCGAATTGTGATCAACGGTGAGAGCGATCCCGTTGTCATTGTATTGAAAATCTTGATCAACCGCAAGTAGTCCCTGGGCGATAAGCGCTTGCACAATCGCCCCTTGAATCAAGACTTCTTTATATACATCGTGAATTTCTTCCAACGCAATCGTCGTCGTGGGCGGAGTCGCATTAAAATCGCGCAACGCATTCGCGATGTACTCCGCGACATCAACCGCATTGAACGCAATCGGTTTGTTCGTTGCTTTCCGCGACTTGTCGATATACAACAAGACTTCGGGGATCATGCGGAACATCGCAGGAGTAACAAATCGAATGTTCTTGATCGTTTTGATAGGTTCTTCATCCGGAAATCGCGTTGTCCAAATTACCAAAAAGTCCCCAGCGCGGTCAGAAGTAAAATCATACAAAAAGATTCCCGCCTGCGGATTCATGATCGCGGGATCAGGAAAAGTCACACTCGTAATAACACTATCTTGAAAATCGAGAATTTGTAATGACAATTCAGAAGGATTTGCTAATACACCGTCCTTATCGTGAATTTCAAGACTCACGCGCTCAGTGGAATTTGTGATTCCCAATGACAAAATTGGCTCAATTTTTCCAATAAGAGATTGATTAATAGGTTGTAGAATAAACTGACCCGTAACGTGCGTTATTACATTCGTGTTCGCAACACTGGACGTAATGGAAAAAAAGTAAAATCCCGCTGGAATATTCGCCGTGTCGGTCGCAACAAAATCGAACTGGACATTCCCGGATGAGACCGGGGAGAGAACAGTTCCGGTTTTCACCAATAAAGTATCGACAGATGTCGAGCTTCTTTTGACCGTAAGCTGAACCGTTCTGCCAGTAAGATCAATCCCGAGGGAAACCTGGATACTCTTCGTATCCCCTTTTGTGATTTGAATCCCGCTATCAATTCCCGGGCATGTAACGGGGATTTGAGTGATTGCCATCCGTCCCTCCTATTTACCACAACTTTTTTCGAGCGGGTCTGATTCGGATATTGACAGAACGGTCAACAGTTGAAATAAAGACAGAGATGATAATTTCAGATGCAGCAGCGGCAAAAATTCAAGAATTAGCCTCTTCCAAAGGAGAAGGGTTCGGATTGCGCATAGCCGTCCGAGGAGGGGGATGCGCCGGTTTGACCTTAAAAATGGAAATCGGTCAACAACGCCCCGATGATAAAGTCTTTGAGAAAAATGGTGCGCAGGTCTTTATTGATCGAAAAAGTTTTCTATTTTTAAACGGCTCGTTAATAGATTTTAAAGACACTCTCCAATCAGCGGGGTTTGTGGTGTCAAACCCCAGATCCTCCCGCACGTGCGGATGTGGACAATCTTTCGCGATCTAGTTTATTATAAATTATAAATGAAGGCACACAAGAACAGTCGTGCCAGGATCGGGACCTGTTATCATTACGACCTGAAAGCGGTCTGAATCAGGCGTAAACGGCGTAATACCCTCGACGTTCACTGGAGATCCTACATTGAAAAACTTGTTCCCATCTGCCTTTTGCAACTGATATGAACCGACTGCCCCACTTCCCGAGACAATTTCAACTGAAAACGACGCATTCAAATACGACGATCCCCCCCAACGGGGCATTAGCGGTCCTACAACTTGTCCAGCATCATCAGGATACGTGTGACATACCGTGTCGGCGAAGACTGGGCTACCCATCAATAGTAGAGCCAAAATCATCGTCTTTATAGATTTCCACATATTTTCACCTCAGTTTATTTATAAATTCAAATTATCCTGATGTGCTTGTTTTTTACGCCAATCAGCAATTGCTGATTTTATTGCATCTTCAGCCAAAACAGAACAATGATATTTCACCGGAGGTAAGGATAATTCGCGGGCGATATCACGATTTTTAATTTCTGTTGCCACAGAAATATGTTTTCCGAGAATCAATACAGTCGTGAGCGACGAACTCGCTATAGCTGAACCACATCCGAACGCTTTAAATTTCGCATCTTCAATAATCCCCGTTTCTGGATTCACGCGAATCTGAAGCTTCAACACATCTCCACATTCTGGAGCGCCGACAATTCCCGTCCCAACATTCGGATCATCCTTTGGCAATGACCCAACATTGCGCGGATTGGTATAATGATCAAGTACTGCCTCGGAATACGCCATCGTGTGAATATCACCTCTTTTTTGTATTACCGAACAACGCCTCTTTTACGCTTTGGAGTGCTTCGTGGTACGTATGAGCAACCAAAGCGTCCTCCAATGTTTGTGCGCGCCGTTCTTGGACTCGCCACGCCTTCATACACCGGTCTAAATACCCCCGGACTGCATCTTTTTTAAACGGAATTGCCGAAACTTTTGAATTCCGACTACGCATATTCAACCCGCGTTTTTCCGTCATGCCCATGAATTTTTTTGAGTTCATCCATATCATCGTAAATGCCAAGAGAATGCGCGTCAGTCTTTTTTGAGACCCACTCCATAACACATCGACCCGAGGGGAATTCGACGCCTACCGCAACAATCCCCGTCCCACTCACGCCCGATTCATCTTCAAGGCGGTGCAGATAAAACGTTTTCACGGTCGGGCGCGAATGGCACAGAACATCACGAAAACTCGGCATTAGCTTGGATTCCTCCGTGCCGTAAGAATGCTCGTTGCAAAACTCTTTACACTTTCATATTCCGCATGCTTCGAAATATACAGCAAATCATCGTCTGTATACAAGTCCGCGTCACTATCAAGTTCCTTTAGCGCATCGAGTGAGGTGATCTGTCCACGCCGGGTTTTCTCAACGAGAGCTTCAGCACGCGCGGATCGTCCGTCCTTGAGGACCGGCGGCGGAGGTGGTTCATTTAGTCGGCGCTCGTATTCAGCAACCTGCGCCGCGATAGTTGGATCATTGGTCGCAGGTTCGAGTTGTGCCGTGCGCTCATTAATTACTTGCTCCTGAAGAGGATTGATCTCGACATCGTGTGCCTGTTGACGCGGCTGCTCGTTCTTTGCTAGAGCTGCCAACCGTGCCCCGTGCGCCCGCTCGGCTTCGAGGGCGCGTTCGTACTCTTCCTTGCTAACGATTTGGAGCCAACCCTTTGCTAGCGCCTGACGAAAATCCGGAGAATCACGCCAATACTCGATGGGGTACTTTTCGGTCAAATTGATCGGAAGACGAGACCGCTCGATCAAATACCCCACATGACCCGATTCACTGCCGACACGCCCAAACCCAATTGACACACAGCCTTTCGTCGTATTTTTTACGATCAAAACCTTCTCGTCGCCGTAAAAATCGCGAAGCGCCTCCTTCAGGCGTTCCTCAACTCGACGACGATTCTCTTCTTCATTAACGATTGCCATATTCCCTCCTATGTATTCAATTTTACTCTTTTATTATGTCCTTGAACATACTTATTATAGTATTTTGGATTTCTTTTATTCAATTGAACCTTATTGCCACACCCACAGGCACATAACGGGGCGAATTCTTTAGCCAGAACTCTCGAAGCTATAGGACACCCCCAACGATCTAAATGCCGAAACTTGTCTCTTTTGTTTACAAATTCTTTTTCACAAAGAGGACAAACGGACGCTTCGTCCATTGATTTCATCTCTATACCATCGCCAGGCATTTCGTGCGTATAAATAAAACAAAGTAAGTTCCAATGGAATAAGACCCCACAGCCGTCTCTGAACAATAAGTCCTGCCCAAAATATTTGCGAAATGAATTGAATTGCTTGCCCAAACCACCGTTTTTTACCTGTGAAGTATACCCCGACTAACGTAATAAAACCCGTAATCCAATCCAGGTATACCATGTGATTGACCTCAATATCATACAACTGTTTCGCATGAAGAGAATGAGGTCTTTTTCAAGAGAAAAAAACAATTTTATTTAATTCAGAAAATAAAAAAGGGATGGTCAAATGACCATCCCTTTTCGTAAGGACTCACGACTTTAAGGATTACTTTGATCCCGTCGCAACGCCGCGCGGGTTAATTACCGCCTGGCTAATAAGCTCGTAGAAGAGCCATGCATACCGTGGCTCGCCGAGTACGAACTTGTTTGCCGGCTCCGCAAACAGCTCAACACGGATTGGGAATACGCCGAGATACTCTGGATCAGCAACCGCGAATACCCGACCTGGCGGAACGATTTCCCAGTTCACCGACAACCGACCTAGTCCGCCCTGACCAACCTGAGTACCAGCCGTTGCGATAATATCCGCATTCAAAATCCGACCCACATATCCCATCATAATCCACTCCCGCTCCGTAACTGGATCAACTTGCTGGGAGAGGAACACGACCAAGTCCGACACCTCACGACGATTGATGAGGAACTTGCTCGTAACCAAACGATGCCGCTCAACCTGGAATCGGATAGATTCAAGAGCCTGCAAATTCAAGCTCGGGAACGACACCGTATCATTGAATGACGGGGCTGCGGCCAAGAGCACAGACATCAACCCCTGGTCTTCCGCACGCATAATAGCCTGCTTGGCACGATCCTGCGCACGATCAAGCACATCGAACTGCTTCTGGAAGACTTCACTCACGCGAATACTGGGGAATGCCGTTACCTCGAATTCTTCGGGGAAGACGTAATTATCGGACACGCGCGTCTCAATTGCCCGACCATCCTTCGATACTACGAAAGAAGCCACGTCCACATCCTTGTCAATACGGTTGACCTGCCCCTGTGCGAGGGTGTAGGTCTTCAAGATGCGCCGTGCGAAACCTTCGTAGTCGATGATTTCCTTAATTGGGAGAAGTAGCTCCTGCCCAATTTTCGCAAATCCCTGACCCGTTGGATCAGAGAATGCCGAAAGGAAAATATCCGCACGCTCGGAAGGCGAGATGTGCTCCGCAGTCACTGATCGAGCCGGAAGCAACCGCTCTTCGCCAGAAGCAACGCGATCAAGTAGAGCGCGAATCTGACGGAGTGCGTCGGCCTTATCGTATGCATTGAGCGTGTTCCGACTGTCAAACATGCGGTCAGCGCTCTTCTGTTCCTTTCCGGTAGCCGTCTGTCCACCAAATGCTCTCGGGGTTTCCGGATTTAGGCGGGCAGCAATCTTCTGCCGGGTTTCCTCGCTCCTTACATAGGGATTTGTGTTTGCGGCCATCTCTTAATTACCTCCCGTACTCGTCCTAATAATTTCTTAATTACGGTGTAGCATCCGCCTTCGGACCAAGCCACTCCACACCAAGGAATGGATCGGCAGCCGTCGGGACCTTCCGACACCGACCAACGGCAATCGCCACGACCGTGCTCCCCGCCGCCTCATTCGTGAACAACCCAGCCCCCATCGGATGCGAGCTATGGGTATAGCGGAGGATATCACCTACCGCATACGACTGCGAAGTCACGAACTGATCCGTATCAAACTCACCGTAGCCTTTCCAAATCGTTGCCTTGTGGCTCCCGGCGGTCTCATCAACGGATCCCTTGAAATTCACGCCACGGAAATCCTTCTCACTCTGATCATTGAGCTGGAAGGTATACGTGACCTGGACTACAGTTCCGCTCGGGATATTCACGCTCGTCAACGTCCCATTGACGAAATCCATCGTGTAATTGACGTTAACGACCTGCGGCTGACCCGTGTCCTTGCGCACCACGAGCTGAGAACCTGACACAATCGCATTGTGGGCCAAGGCAACCGCAACACCAGAAGTAACCGTAACTTCCTCAAACGCTTGCGTGGTCTGCTGCAAGGTCTGCGTAATCCGGTCCTCGCCAAAGATTCCAACAGCCTTATTCATCGGACCATTGGTCGTTGCTGTTGCTTCGGTGCCTGCAAGTACCGCAAGCCCGTTGGCATCAAGAGCTGCGACCATGCCGGAACGGTAATCGTTCGCACCGACCCCCGTCCCACCCGTGTTAAAGCTCGGTGTAATCACCTTTAGTGCCATTTCTCAAATCCTCCTGATGTTGCTCTATTCTATAAACTATTTTCTTTTAAAAATTTACTCACTGTTTTATTACATCCTGGCCACTACGCCGCCACGAACTCGTCGGAGTGTAGACACCGGAGGTCGAATCGGACTCGTATTTGCCGTTTTCGAAATTCCGGAACGGACAGCGGCACGAAGCCGGTCATCACGAGATTTTACAATATCGTCACTTGTCGAAGGACGGAGACCCCCGACATTTACTGCCGCACGCTTGCTCATCGCTTCACGCGTAACATCAGCAACAATATTTGCTAATTCCTCGTCCTTTACCCCTTTCTCCTGAGCTTCGACTACCCGCGTCGAAGGAAGAGACTTTACGTGGGCCTTCACTTCCTCAAATGCCTCCGGCGTCATTTCTGAATACCGAAGGGCTTCCTTCATCGCCTCATCAAAATGCGTCTGGACAATTTCCGCGTCTGCGATCTTCTCAGCAAGCGACCCATCATGCCCAGCCGCCGTCAACACCTCATACGCCGCCGCCTTAATGGGATTGTCAATCACGTTCTTATTCTGCAATTCAAAAGCGACTTTCAAGCCTTCAAGGAACCGCGTCTTGAACTCGGCGACCTTCTCATTTGCCAAATCCTCAGCCTTCGCCTCAGCCGCCTTAATCAATTTCTCATCGAGTTCTGCTCTCGCGGTCGTTGGCGCCGATGCTGGTGCAGAAATAGGCTCGGCATTAACCTCTTCCATAGTCTTTTCAAGACCATCCTCGAAGATAGCGCGGACGAGATTTTCACCGTACTCCCGACTGGAAAACTCCGCCCACTTCTCATCGAGCATGTCTTCCCAGGCCCCTGCGCCGGTTACTTTGAAGAGTGGCGTATCCCCATCAGACACAACCCATGCCGCTTCCCGCTTGTCGGCATGTGGCTTAAACTCCGCACTAATATTCCACATCTTTGCATATTCTTTGGCATCACTATCGAAATCACTCGCGGGACGGCTCTTGTGTGTCTTGTACTTAGACACACTCGACTCACTCTGCGGTGGATCGTCCTGAACATTATAATGAGGATACTGCCCCTTCTCGACCTTTGGGCTCTTACTATCCGCGTTCTTTGTTACCATTGCTGCTTCTCTCCTCTGCATTTTGTTCGCATATTCTTGTGCCAACTTATCCACGAGCGCACTAAAAGATTCTCGGCGAGCAGATGCCTGTGGAGCCATGTCCGTTGCTGGCGGCTGCGGCTCGCCTGCTTGAGCCCCAGGCGGAAGCTCTCCTGGAGCTTTCTCTGGACCGAGTCCTGATGCTTCCAAAGTCTCAACCAAATCAGCGGCCGGCATCTTGCCCTCAGCAAATTCCTTAATGGCATCAAGGACTTGGATGAGTTGCTCCGTCCCTTCCGGCATTGACTCTTCGATTTCGACAGCCGCATCGGGAGTTTCCTCACCGAGGGGCTTTTCAGGCTCAAGCGGTTGAGCAATCTTCTTCTGAGCAGCTTTCTGCATTACGGCAGCCTCCACGCTCTTTAGGCGAGCATTAATCTCGTTCAATAATACAACTGTTCCATGCGACAAATTTACGCTATTTTCTTTCTCGATAGCGCTTTTTCCCTGTTTCGTAGAAGCAATTTTTGCCAAAATCTGTGCCGTTTCATCAGCGGGATCTGATACTGCGGAAATTTCGTTATATGTCACCCCGTAACATTTCTCAAAAGCGAGTTTTTTCGTCCCATCCGGCGCGACACATTCCCGCATCTTAAATTTCGCAATATGATCACAGAAATCTTCCTTCCGACGAGCTTCATTTCCACACACGGAACATTTCGTAAATTGCACGGACGCCCCCATGCTAAATTTATTAATAATTCCCCGCTCAACATTCGAAGCAAAAACTGGGTCACGCTTCTTATCAATTGCTAGTAATAGTTCAACATATTTGTCATTTTCGTTGGCAGTGACATACCGTGCGTCAAGGACAATTCCTTTCGCCTGTGTTGGATCATCCGTGTGACGATGATTAATGTACACACCTTTCCCAATAAATGATGCATAAACCGGACGATGCAAAATCGGATCAATCCGAATCAATTCGTCGTGCGGAAAACAATCACCGTTACTATTCGGTTTGTCTGCCGTTAATGCGCGCACGGCGACATACACGAATTCTGGATCGTATTCCACAATTTTCTTGGCAGCATGCCTTTTCTCAAATGTATTTTTATCCAAAACAGTCTCTACAGATATTTGTGCCGTCTTAATAAACATTATTCACTCCACTGCTTCGGACGCAAAAGACCATTCGCATCTATTTCACAATACGTGCGAAGACCGGTTAATTGTAGACCCATGTCTTTGGCCGCACGCAAAAGTTCAAGCTCCGTAGCTTCTGATTTTCCTAGTTTTTTAAATATTCGAGCAATTTTTCCCTTCTCGGGATCTACGATATGCGCGTGTTCTGCGGCGATTCTTTTGGTAAACATATTATTATCAACTCTTTTTAACAAACCGTTTCAACAATTTATAACTCGCTACTGCCCCGAGAACATTCTTATTCTGTCTTTTTTGTACCAGATTTTGGCTCTTTTTTTGAAACATCTTCATTGTCAATAATTTCATTGAGAATGCCAATCGCCCCTTCCAAACGAAATTTCGCCTGAGTATACACGTTTAATTGTTCCATTACGCTCTGCAACTCTTTTATTAATTCTTCTTTCCTTTTGTAAATATCCACAATTTTCATAAAAGCACGTGTTGATCAAAGGTCATATATGTCTGTATCGTTAAAGGCTTCCATTGCTGATTGCTGTCAATACCGCAGCAATATCTGCGCCTTGGGCGGCAAGGACAGCGTCCTGTTGAGCACGCATTTGTGGGAGCGCAGCGACTGTGTTTTGATATGCCTGTTCCTGTTGCTGGACATAGGGTTGTAACAATTGCGACACCTGTGAAATGGGAAGTGTAAGCAATGTTGCCATCGGCGCGGGATCCTGATTATGATCCTGCAAATATCCTCTAATTGCCTGTTCAAGAATCACTAATTGCGAAGTCGTTAACTGTGCCATATTAATTCCTCACTATTGAGCAATTCGTTCAGAGTGCCGCAGCAAGCGCCATCAGAGCTGGGAGGCAAGGAGCAACCAGCGCGATGCCACTGCCGAGTAGACCAGCGTCACGTATCCGGCACCAGTTGTGGTAACGTTCGCTGCCGTTGATGTGTTGATTCTGTTCGCCGTTGTCGTCTCGCTCGTAGACTCATGCGCGATAGTCATATTCTGCGTCGTGCGGTTCACGATGATCAAGAGCTTGCCATTGACGCCGCCAGCGATGCCAGCAATGGTGAAGGCCGCCGTCGGTCCAGTCACATCGACCAGCGAGCGATTGCCGACGTTGACCGCGGTATTGGTGCCGTTCGCCAACGTGATACTCGTACCGCGCACTGCAAGCCCGCCGTTTACATCCATCATGAGATTCGCATTCGGGCTTCCGGTTGCGCCGAAAACGGCAGGGCCAGCGTGCTGCATCTGCACACTAGCACCGACGGAGCGCAGGGAAATGTTGGCGGTACTGCCCTTCGTAAGAGCCTGGATGTCTACGCCGACCTGCGTGGCGATTGCGCCGGCCCCGCCCGCGTCGGTGAAAAGCAAACCAACGCGCTCGTTGAGCGTGACGCCCGTGTTGACGGTACACTGAAGTCGGATGCTTGGATACGATGAGGTCGAGGCGAAACTGCCGGAATTCGCGACACTAAAGGACGGATTGTCAAAAAACGGCGCGATACTATTCGGCATCGTCCAGACCCCACCGTCGGCGGTGAAGTTTGGCTGGCTTGTGAATGTCGGCGTTGACGTTAGTGTCATTGAACCCACGGCGCGAATTACTGAGGAGAAATTGAGCAATGGAGGTGTGACACCAAAAGCTGGCTGAGTCGTGTACCGAAGCTCATTCTCGAAAGAAAGCCCACGAATAAATGCCGCGGTTGAAGATAAAGTATATGTCCGTCCAGTAAACTCAATCGCATTTACCGTCCCGTTCGTAGCAAATGTAATATCAGCATCTAACGGCTTAATACGTTCTAAGAACCGAATCCGTCCTGTGTTCCCGGACGCAAAGGGCTGCGCGTTCGCCTGAAAAGTCAGCGAATCACTCGTTGAAGTCCCTCCAGCCCCGATTTGACCTCCAGGACGACCAGCAAGAAGAAAATATCGGGGATCGGTAGGAATAAGCGTTGGATCTAGCTCTTGTTCGCTTTTAAAAAAATCTAGATTACTGGTAAAAGGATTAAATGTATACGCCATCATTAACTATAACTCAGCGACGCTCGATTATCCCAAATGTTGTCAAAATTTGTGTCTCCGTCCGCCCAAATTATTTGACTTGGATTCGGACCAGGAACATATACAATTTGACGAATTCGCCAGACAGGAGCCGAAGTCGACGATCCCGGCGGTGCCTCACCAATAAATATTGGACTTATTCCTGAATAATCAATTCGAATAGACGTTTGCCGTTCTAAACTTTCAACATCTAACCATTGCCTATTATAAAATACTGTTTGTGTAGCAACACCAGAAACAGCTACTACTCCGCTAACAGTCGTCTGAACCGGCTGTATGACACCAACGATACCACTGACTTGAACAATATTGTCTACCCGAACAGGCTGTTCAGCAACACCACTGACCTGGACAACATTATCAACAACAACATCGACAGGTCGAACGAAATCAACGACACCACTGACATGAACAACTCCATCCACTCGGACTGGCTGTTCAGCAACACCACTGACTTGAACAACGTTGTCAACGACGACATCTACAGGTCGAACGAAATCAACGACACCACTGACCTGGACAATGTTGTCTACCCGAACAGGTTGCTCAGCAACACCACTGACTTGAACAACGTTGTCAACGACGACATCGACAGGTCGAACGAAATCAACGACACCACTGACCTGAACAACCCCATCCACTCGGACCGGCTGTTCAGCGACGCCACTGACTTGAACAACGTTGTCAACGACGACATCGACAGGTCGAACGAAATCAACGACGCCACTGACCTGGACAACCCCATCCACTCGGACCGGTTGCTCAGCGACACCACTGACCTGGACAACCCCGGAAATAGTCGGACTAGATGGGTTTTGAACAACAACATCAACAGGTCGAACGAAATCAACAATACCACTGACCTGGACAATGTTGTCTACCCGAACAGGCTGTTCAGCGACACCACTGACCTGGACAACATTATCGACATGTACATTCTGAATACCACTCTGTGTGATCGTGACTGAGGGGATCGAAACACTGGTATCGACTGCCAAACGCCGAACACCAGACACCACAACCACACCAATTTTCTCACCTTCAGCGTCGACAAGGATAGATCGACGGGCGACTACAGGTTCTTCTTCAAATTCGTAATCTTCTAAACGAAAATTCGGGATTAATTCGTCTTTTGGAATAAACGGTCGAAGTTGTTCATTGGCGAAAATAAATGAACTCCCAGCTCCATAAGCAGAAATATCCAAGCGACTATCTGGATTATTATCAATAGGTCCAACAAAAATGATGCCCGAGTCGATCCGTTTTATTGCTGCTTTGAGCGATGGTAAAAAAGATGATCCAATGACAATATTTTGACCAACCTTGAATAACCCAGGCTGGGCAATGCTGACTTGACCATCAACCGTGCCATTAGCCAAAAATGGCTGAGGCGGAATAGCGGGAAGCTTGTGTTGAAAAGCCATGATGATTTCAATAATTTGACCTAATTAATAGTAAATATGGAATCACCATTGCGACGCTTCAAAGTAATGTATGACGCCGAAAACTTCAAATGTTCCGCTGCCACCATTAGTACCACCAGTAAAAAGGCGAAGTCCTTCATTCGGATTAAAAATTAGTGGGTGATCTCCAGAAGCGCCCCCTGATGCAAAAACTTCTGACAAGGGAAAAAGATTGGCTACCGTGCTGGCAGGTATAACAACCTCTACAGGAGAAATATCGCCAACAAATGTACTAGTTCCCTGTGTAAGCGGTGTGTTTGCTGTTTGTGTATGCAAAGTGAACACATTGGACCCTGGATACGACGGCGACTTTTTCGTCAAATAAGTACTAACCGCCCCAAACCCAGAATCGTTAGTCGTCCAGTTAGTATAACGTCGAAGAGCCATAAAAAGTGTTGATGATGTTCCAAAGCCGGCAGTCGTCACTACCCCCAAATAAATGCGTGTAACAACACAAACTCCGGAAGGTCCCAAATATCTAAACGAAAGTATATCCCCAGAAGTTAATTGGGAACCAAGAATAATTCGAAACGGCGCAGTATAAGCCCCCCTGATATTTAACGGTCGCCCTTCAATTTGGAGACCTCCACCAGGAGAAATCGCAACATTACTAAGTCGAACAGGCTGTTCAGCAACACCACTGACCCGGACAACGTTATCAACGACGACATCTACAGGTCGAACGAAATCAACGACACCACTAACCTGAACAACCCCATCCACTCGGACCGGTTGCTCAGCAACACCACTGACTTGAACAACCCCGGAAATAGTCGGGCTAGATGGGTTTTGAACAATGACATCAACAGGTCGAACGAAATCAACGACACCACTGACCTGGACAACGTTGTCTACCCGAACAGGCTGTTCAGCAACACCACTGACCCGGACAACGTTATCAACGACGACATCTACAGGTCGAACGAAATCAACGACACCACTAACCTGAACAACCCCATCCACTCGGACCGGTTGCTCAGCAACACCACTGACTTGAACAACCCCATCCACTCGGACCGGTTGCTCAGCGACACCACTGACCTGGACAACGTTGTCAACGACTACATCGACAGGTCGAACGAAATCAACGACACCACTGACTTGAACAACGTTGTCTACCCGAACAGGTTGCTCAGCGACACCACTGACTTGAACAACGTTATCAACGACAACATCGACGGGTCGAACGAAATCAACGACACCACTGACCTGGACAACGTTGTCTACCCGAACCGGTTGCTCAGCGACACCACTGACTTGAACAATGTTGTCTACCCGAACCGGTTGCTCAACGACACCACTGACCAGAACAACGTTGTCTACCCGAACCGGTTGTTCAGCGACACCACTGACCTGGACAACGTTATCAACGACAACATCGACGG